TGCAATCTACAATTGCATCGCCTGCCTGCATCAGCACAGGAAAATGATTTACGAAGGCTTCGATGCTGGTATCACGGACGGCTGTTAGCATGCTTGCTTCCCCTTCTGGTTTTTGAAGTACGTTGGCCGTGCTGACTTTGTGCGCGGCGCAGTTGAGTAAGCCTTGAACAATCCATCGGGCAGTGCTGTCTTGCGCATCGTTTCAGCCCATGGAATGCCGAGCTTGTCAGCGCCTACCCGTTCGCAGAATTCCTCATACGTGCCGTGGGTGTAGCCTGTTGCGATTTCTTCAGCGTTTAGCATTTCGCAGCCCTCTGCTTGTTGAGCCGCGCTTTCATGTCTTCAGCCTTGGCAGGATTTTTCCGCAGCCAGCTTTCAATTTCAGGCCGCTTCCAGTTCTTGAGCATGTGGCGCGCATAGCAATCCAGCAGGTGATCTTTTGTGCTGTTGCCTTGCAGATGCGCAGGGGCTGCGTTCATGACTTCCCACCCCTGCTGTACGCTTTTCTGGATGCTTCGCTGTGCGGGTTGAATACCCCAGGCACAAAGCAATCGCCGGTCTGTTTCTTGATGGCCGCCCTGTTTTGCTGCTCGCTCAGCACTGGCGTTTCTGATCCAATGCAGAAGGGGATGACGCTTACCTTGCCACCTGTGCGCAGATACTCTGCCACCTGTGCGGATACCAGCTTGGCATCAGGGTTGTTGTAAACGGCTCTCATCCGAACTCCACAACACGGTTGGCGATTTTCCATTCAACGTTTTTAATAAACTTGTTTTGCCATTCAGGATGAAGGAACTTCTCAGCTGGCTTTCCCATCCAGTGGTTAACAAACTCGTCATGGAACTTTGTCCACGACTCATAAATTTCCATTGAGCCCAATTGTGATTGAGTGTCTGGATCTGGAAACCAGTCCTTGTGCATCGCAAACGCATCTGGACAGTTGATTGATTGATTGATTGATATTCCTCTCTTCTCTTCTCTTCTCTTCTCTTCTCTTCTCTTCTCTTCTCTGCGGTTACGCGTTACGTTACGCGTTACGTTATTTTCGTTACTCTTTTTTCTGTCTCGATATTCCTTCTGGCGCTCTGCATTTGACTTGGCTGTGGCAGACCTTTCTTTGCCTGTGGTGTTGTATTCAATGAAGTTTGGCAGCGTTACAGAGCAATCTTCCTCGTTGTAAACAACCCACCCAACAGACTCCATTGCCTCACCGAATCCAGGGATTCCCACCATGTCGTCAAGGTCGCTCAGGTCTGCATCATGGAACACGCCGTCTGATGTGTGTTCGTTTGCAGCACCCCATATAACAAGCAGTGACGCGACCGTTACGTTACGCATAACGTTACGCGTTACTATTTCTGACATGGAGCCGCTAAAGCCTGTTGTCAGCGCTCGCGATACGTTTTTGTCGGACTCAAGAATCCTTGCAATGCCGTTTACTTTTGGGCTTGTCAGCAACGAAGGCCGCATTTTTATCCAGTCACCAGCCATTCAATCAGCCTCCCAGCTCAAACTATCGGCACGCAGAACATCAGAACGGCGCGCAAGGATGCGCAGCGCCTCTATCTCATCTTCCGGGTAGCAGTGGAATCCAATGGGCACAACCTTCAAGCCACACGCAGCTAATAGCTTGCTGGCCTGCTCTATATCGCCCTGCTTCATGCGAGAAACGGTTGTCTCACTGGTACCCATACAAGCTGCCGCAATCGCTTGACCGGTCTCCGCAAGTGCCGAGAGAATCAATTTCTCGTTCTTGCGTGCCCGTTGGTCGAATGGCATGGATACTTGTCCCATGAGATCAGCCAGCCTTCAGTTTTTTGGATTTAGCCGGAGCTTCGAAAACGTCAGGGCAGCAGACGTGTTTCGGAATCCCCAGCACGCGCTCGATGTGCGGAGCCAGCCGGATCAAGCAAGAATCCGGGATGCTGGTCTTCTCGCGCCACTCGCAAACAGATGGAGGTTTACGGTTTACCAGTGCCGCAACAGCGGTTGGCCCGCCCAGCTTGTCGATAATTTCACTCGGACTTGGAAGCATTGCACTCGCCTGTAATTAGGTTTCAAGCAGATATTAGGACATCCTTTTATCTTTGTCAACGGATAACCTAATTTTTTGCATGGCATGGCATCCGGTCAGTGGTCTTTGCAGGGCAAAGCAATGCCCGCAGCAATGGGGCTGTGGCGGCGATATTCTTTACCGCGCTGTCGATGTTTTTCTGGTGGGCGTTCGCAGAAAAAGCGCTTGATTTACTGCTGTAAACCTACATGCATTGCCATGTGCCGCCAATACAAACTGGCTTGCCGCTACCCCCAAGCGGGCACGATGGCGGGTTAATCTGGCAATCAGACATTGCCGCTGAAGACATCACCATAAACACCAAAGCAAACCATTTCATCGCGTAATCCTCCCACCGAAAACCGGCGCTCTAAGGATAATTCAAAATAAATTAGGACGGCCTATTGACAACAACATAAGGACTGCCTAATATGCACCCCATACCAGCACGGCGCTGGATGGAGGCAAACCATGAACATAGACAACATCAAGAAAGAAGGCCAGTTGATAGTCGCAGAAGTTGACGGCGTTGAATATGTGGCCAAGTCCCCTATCAGCCTGATCAGAATGCTGTGCCGCATGGGTATGGCGCATGTCCAGGCTGCTTTTGTTTACACGCGAATTATTGGGGAGCTGCAAGCGTGAACCGCTTAGCAGTCTCCCAATCCATCTACGACAACCAGCTGCCACCTGAGCCTGTAGAGCTGTCACGGGCGCAGGAGGACATCATTAAAAAAACGCTCGACTGGGCTTCCATCCCTGACTGGGTTGACGAAATCAACGCCGGCCTGTCGCAGTACAGCAAAAAAGTAATGAGCAAGGAGCAGATGAAAGACCTTGCAGATTCGATCAATGATCTGGTGGCAACTAAATTAGGGGAAGCGGTATGAGTAGTCAGGTGGCAATACAAGAAAGAGAGTTTTCCGCGCCGGAAGTACGGGATCGCGTGAACCTCGTCCAGACGGTAATGAAGTCGGTGATGAAGAAAGACACCCACTTCGGAACAATCCCATTCACACCAAAGCCAACGCTGTACAAAGCCGGCGCTGAAGTGTTGTGCATGACATTCAAAATCGCGCAGGAATATCAGGTGGAAGACTTATCCACCCCAAGCGAAGCTCGTTACCGCGTGACGTGTGTTGGCAAGCATCAGGTAACAGGCTGCGTGCTGGGCGAAGGCATGGGCGAATGCTCAAGCATGGAAGAAAAATACGCCTATCGCGCAGCGGTTTGCCAGCAAGAGTTTGACGCAACGCCAGAAGCAAACAGGCGGGTGAAGTGGAGCAAAGGCAAGAACGGCGGCGCGGCTTATAGCACCAACCAGGTTAAAACAAACATTGCGGATCTTGCCAATACCGTCCTGAAGATGGCATGCAAGCGCGCAATGGTGGCCATGACGCTGAATGTCACAGCAGCCAGCGACATCTTTACGCAAGACCTTGAGGATTTCCCAGACGAGCTGCGGGAGTTTGTGAAGACGAGCGACGAGCCGCCGAAAGCTGTTGTTTATTACAGCGAAGCCGACTTCGAGAAAAACTTCCCGGCTTGGGCTGAAAAGATACAGGCCGGCAGCAACACAGCCGAGCGAATCATTGCAATGGTTGGCGCAAAAGCGCCGCTGACTGAGGCGCAAAAACAAAAACTCAATCAAGTTAATCGCGTAATCGAAGGAGAATTGCAATGATTATTGTAGACCTGCAACAAGGCTCACCAGAATGGCACGAACACCGCGCCAAGCATTTCAATGCGTCAGACGCTCCGGCCATGATGGGTGTCAGCAAGTACAAGACACGGGCACAGCTGCTGCGTGAATACGCGACAGGCGTTATCGCAGAAATTGATCCAGCCACGCAGCGGCGTTTTGATGAAGGCCACAAGGCCGAGGCCGCAGCGCGCGAAATTGCAGAGCGCATGATTGGCGAAGAGCTGTACCCGGTAACAGGGACGCTGGCAGTTGATGGCCTTAACCTGTCTGCTAGTTTTGACGGCATAACAATGGATGGCCTGAAATGCTGGGAACACAAGCTTTTCAATAAGTCGCTGGCCGAGAGCATGAAGCTTAATGAATGCGATCCACATTACTACTGGCAGCTTGAGCACCAGCTGCTTGTCGCAGAGACAGATGAAACGCTGTTCATGACCAGCGACGGCACGGAAGATAATTGCGAGTCAATGACTTACCTTGCTGTTGCCGGTCGCCGCGCGCAACTAATGGCGGGCTGGAAACAATTTGCAGAAGACCTTGCCAATTACCAGCATGTCGAGGTAGCAGCTGAAGCGGTTGGCCGCGTACCGGATGCCCTGCCCGCCTTGCGCATTGAAGTCACTGGCATGGTGACCAACAGCAACCTTGAAGCATTCAAAGCCGGCGCAGAGCTGATGTTCAGCAGGATCAACCGCGACCTGCAAACAGACCAAGACTTTGCCGACGCAGAAAAAACAGTTAAGCATTGCAAGGAAGTTGAAGACAATATCGAAGCGGCAAAAAAACACGCGCTGAGCCAGACGGCCAGCATTGACGAATTGTATCGCGCCCTTGATAGCGTCAGCGCACAGGCCAGAACGGTGCGCCTTGAGCTGGACAGGCTGGTTAAAGCGCGCAAGGAAAACATACGCGCTGAAATACAGCAGGAAGCCGAGATTTTATTCAAGGCGCACGTTGACACAATCAACGCAAGGCTTGGCAAGGTTCAGCTGCCAGCCATCAATACAGACTTTGCCGGCGCAATGAAAGGCAAGAAAACAGTGGCCAGCCTGCGTGATGCTGCCGACACAGAGCTTGCCCGCGCAAAGATTGAAACTAGCCAGCTGTCAGAAACCATTGGCGCAAACGTCACCAGCCTGCGTGATCTTGCTGCCGGGTATGAGTTCCTGTTCATGGATGCCCAGCAAATCTGCCAGAAGCAAAATGATGACCTGGTGCTGTTGATCAAGTCTCGAATTGATGAGCACAAGAAAGCAGAGCAGGCAACGATTGATGCAGAAGTGGCAAGGCAGGTTGAAGCAGCAAAGGTTGTTGAGCCTGTAGTTGCACCTGAGCTAGTGGCGGCAATTCACAAAGCGACACACCAAGAAGCT